ATGTGCGGACGAATAACTCAGTACCGCTATCCCATCGAGTACACCGAGCCGCTCGGGCTAACGGTGATGAGCGGCTTGGATCCGGTACCGATCGGCCGGTACAACGTGCCTCCGCAGTCGAAGGTTCAGCTACTGCATCAGGATGAGGATGGTTTGCGCATGGAGGGTGTGCGCTGGGGATACGCCCCATTCTGGGCGCAAGGGAAAAGGCCGCCGGCGATCAACGCCAGGGTAGAGACAGCCGCGACGAGCAAGTTCTTTCGCGACATCTGGAAGACCGGCCGCGCCATCGTGCCGGCGGACGGCTGGTATGAATGGAAGAAGGACGTGGCCGACCCGAAGGTCAAGCAGCCCTACTACATCACGCTGCGCACGGGCGAGCCGATGTATCTAGCAGCGCTTGGCCAGTTCCCGCGCGGCGGCCATATCGAGGCGCGCGAAGGTGACGGCTTTGTGATCATCACCGCATCAAGCGGAGCGGGCATGCTCGACATCCACGATCGCCGCCCTCTGGTTTTCTCGCCCGAGTGCGCCGCTCATTGGCTGGACCCTGACCTTTCGCCAAACGAGGCCGAGGACCTGGCGACTGAGCATGGCCTCTGCATTGAGGAGTTCGACTGGCACCCCGTCAGTCGGGCCGTTGGCAACGTGAGAAATGATGGGGCGCAGCTGATCGAGCGCATCAGCGATCCACTGCTCTAGCCGATCATCTGCCGCGCTGCCCCGAGTGATAGACTCAAAATACTGTATGCGAATACAGTATTTGCATGGACTTATCCGACCTCTCGTTCAAGCGCCTCAGCGTTGGCCGCTGGCTTGCCGCCTTACATGACAACCACGTCTGGCGGCAGCTGGCCGACGAGCACTATGCCTATTTGCGCGACCGGGCGAACGAGCTGCTGCAACTCGGCGAGATTACTCGCGAGACACGCAACCGCCTTGCGCTCGCCGCCTACGAGCAATACCAGGCGTATGCCCGCTTGAACGCTGAGGCGGCCGAGCGGTACCACTGGCACTACACCTATCAGGTCTTCGAGGGCGATCGGCTGGTTGCAACGGTCGGCCCGGAGGGCCATTTGCAATGCCCCAACATGATGCTGCTGGGCTGTATTCGGGATGACCCTTTCCAAGGGTTGCAGCTCACCCGCAGCGTGGACTACAGCACCGAGGTGATCGGCAAAGTCGAGGGGCTACTGATCAAGCGCACAGATGGAGCGGTGTGGCGTCTAGTGCTGAGCAACGCACCGGCCAAACGCTGGGGTGCCGATCCGTACTAGTGAGACCACCGACCGCTATCGATCGGTATCGAACGCCACCACGCCCTCTCCGAGCGGTATCCACTCAGCCTCAGGTGCGCCCGGTTTACAGATTGCGATCTGCGCTTTGGCGCCGACCTTCGGCTCAGCTGGGGAAATGGCGGCGTGGCGATAAGGCGTGTAGTCCGGGGGACTCATGTAGGAGCTGGCGGACCGATGAAACTCGAAGATGCCGTGCTTGCCGGAGCTGCCAATCTGGCGATCGAGCGTATAGGTCAGGCCCCCGTCCATCCGCAAAAGCAGCATAAGTTCCCCCAAGCAAAGCGCCTCATGATACGCCTATTGGCTGCCCTGCTCGGCGTTAACAGCCCGAACGGCCCTCGCCCACTGCTGCAGGTAGGCCAGCTTCTCCTGGTCGCTGATCATTCCGGCTCGGATATCCCAAACAGATGATCCAGCTGCTGCACTGAGTTCGACGCTGGCTGCATCGCCCACGCGGCCGGCGCTGGTGGCGGCGGACACGACGGCGTCGGCTCGGGCAATCTTGACGTCGATTCGCAGCCGGCGGCGCTCATCATCAGCAGAGCTATACAGGCGCTCAAGGCGATCGTTTTCGGTGAGTGCATGGTTCAGTTTCTCGGTTGATTGTTGGTCGGCGTCGGCCAGGCGCCGCTCAAGGTCCTGCCGATCGGTCTGCTGCTGGCGGATCACCGCCGCATTTGCCTCGGCAACCTGACGCAGAAACACCTGGTGCTCGACATCCTTGGCGGCCAGCTGCCTGCCGTAGGCGTTGCCCTGCCACTGCCACGCAGCGGCGAAGGACAGCGCGCACAGCACGAGGACCGCCACACCGGCGGCGGCAAGCTTGTATTGCTTGAGCATGCTGATCATGCCAACACCTCCTGCCCCGCTCGCCAGAGCGCTAGGCGCTGCGGCTGGCCGTGAGTACCGCCGTTGATGCGGCGGGTGATGTCTTCAAACCGGCCAGCGTCGGCCAGTTCGTTCAGCCCGTTACTCGACCAGAACCATGCTGCTGACATGGCGGCCCGCTCGGCCTGCTCGAGCAGCTCGGGATTCGCCACCAGGTCAGCGCCGATCGCTTCGCCGCACGCGCGATAGTTTGTGCGGCCGGTGAGCTGGATCAGCCCGCGCCCGCGGTAGCGCCAGCCGTCGCCGCTGGCGGCCGGGCCGTTACCCAGGCGATCGGCATAGACGTGGTTGGCAATTGCTTCGGGCTGTCGCTCCAGTTGGCGTGCCAATGCGTTCGGCTCCCCATCGGCACTGCGGAACCGGGAAGGCCAGGTGGCGGCGAGACCGGCGGCGCTGTAGTTGAGGTTCTCCACCAGACGCCGCAGCTGGCCCGACTCATGCCCGACCTGAGCAAGGAATGCCGCGCGACGCACCGGACTCTCAATGCGATAGCGGTTCATCGCTCGATTGAGGGCAGGAACAAAAACGCCCGCGACAGGGCGGGCGTTGGGAAGAATGTGCAGCAGCTGCTGCACTGTCAGGGGGCGCATGTTTTTCTCCAGGCAAAAAGAAGCCCGCACAAGGCGGGCCTACGCAATTCGGTGCAGCTATTCGAAATCGAGATCTTCAGGGCGCAGGCTACCCACTACATGGCCTTCCTGATCCAGCAACACACCGATGTTCAAAACCGGGTGGTCGCCGACGTGATCGAATACCCTGGTGACTGTGCCGTACGGGAGATACCCCGCCGGCACCTTCTGAGGGTTTGTAATCCAGACTCGAAGCCCCTTGTGTATGTCATTCAGCCGCATGCCTGCCTCCACTACCGGCGTTGTGCCACCCGATAGTACACGGCAGACTGCGCGTTCCCACCTTCATGGAGTGATTGCGATGCAAGGCTATGAAAATGGATATCAAGCGGTCCAGGCGCTAACGACTGCAAACCGCCGCTTCAAAAAGATATCCGAGTCCTTCAATGACGTAGTGGACACGTGGCGATCTCTTGCTTCGAAGCATCTCGGATCCGCAGTGGAGCTAGATCCGCCGACCGTGAGTAGCGTAACCGGGAAGGCGTTGGGCCAGTCTTTTACAGCGACGGTCTCTCCGCGCCTTCTGGAGGACGGGGTAATAGGCGTGCTCGCAGTTTCCAAACCCGGCGCGAATGGAAAGCCGGTGTTATGTGTCACCTATCTGTTCAGCTTAAATTCCGATGTCTTGCTTGAAGATGGAACAACCGTTGTCGCGCTTGATAACCCTGAGCGTGACTTCCTATGGCTTGCCCACCTGGTGAAGGCTGTACTTTCCAAGTGATCAGCCGATCGCCTTCCAGGGGTTCACCTCGAAGGTGAATCCCTTCCACTGCTTCGAGGGGTCGGCGCTGTAGTCTTCGGCCCAGTCCTCAGGCTCGCCCTTGAAGCCCAGCTGCACGACCAGGGCGCGGGTCGCCGACCACTGCCACACCCAATAGAAGCCATAGAAGCGCCGGCCGGTCTTGCGGTGCGTGGCCAGCAGCAGCCGCCAGCCGCCCTTGCCGGGGTCGTCCTCGACCGAGGCCTGGCCCCAATAGCGGTAGTCGCATTCGGTCACGGGGCAGCCGAACAGCGTGGAAAAGCGCGCGTTGTTCGCCGGGTTGCGGATCGCCAGCCACCAGAACATAGACAGCCAGTGATAGGCGCCCAGGCCGAAAGGCGCGTTCAGGTGCCACCAGCCGCGCTTGTCGCCGGCGGCGCCGTCGCGGTCATTGCTCCACAGCCACGCCCAGGACGGCAGCAGGATCAGCAGCCAATCGCCGGCGGCCTGGCTGAAGGGCTGCGCCGGGCCTTGCGTCACGCGGAACGGCAGCGCGAGCGGCACGACCACCAGGCCGGCCAGGATCATCAGGACGCGCAGCGGCAGCAGGCAGGCCCATTGCAGGGCCGCCCGTAGTACATGGGTCAGCATCGGGTAATTCCTCGGGATCAGAAACGAAAAGCCCCGCACGGGGCGGGGATCTTCAGGGGGTGCGGGCGGCTTACTCGGCGGGCCAGGGGTTTTCGGCTTGAATCTCGGCGAAGCGAGCCATGCCGAGCGCCTTGGCCGCGTCGGCGGCCTCGGCATGGCCGAGCAGCGTTTCGCGCTGCGCCTCGGCGAAATAGCGGTCGCTGCCGGTCAGCGGGTCGGCGTAGGCGCGCAGGCGCGCGGCCTCGACCTCTGCGCGCGAGGGCGCTGGTGGCGGCGCCGGCGCAGCGAACGCCTGACCGTCACACAGCCAGCCCGCCTTCACCTCGGCGCCACAGGGCGCCCAGATCAGTGATGGATGGAAACGCCCGTCCGGGTCCAGGTCCGTGATTTCGGCCACGGTGCCATTTTCGATTCGTGCCCACATAGTCGTCACCATTGAATCAGAACCAGACCGCCAGCCCCGTCACCGCCTCGGCCCGCAGCGCCCATGCCGCCACCGCCACCGCCACCATGCTGACAGCCTGCGAGACCGGTACTACTGCCGCTTCGACCGCCGCCGCCAAACGCGCTAGCGCCTCCATGGCCTGACCCACCGCCCCCAGGGCCACCAGAGCCATCACTGCCATGCGCGCCGATGAACGTCGCGTCAGCGCCGGTCGCGACGCCTGGGATGCCACCAGGGTTGTCACCGCCACCGCCACCCCCCGTTGCACTCACGTAAGCGCCAAAGGATGAAGAGCCCCCAGCCTGTCCGCCTACACTTATGCCTACACCGCCTGCGCCACCGCCACCGACCGTCACAGCAACACTCAGCACACCAGCCAGGCTCCGCCGTAGTATTCCTGCGCCGCCGCCAGCACCACCGGCACCACGCCATCCGCTTGGACCCTCACCTCCACCCCCACCACCACCGACGACGGTAATAGTTGGGACGCGGCGCCCACTGCGCAGCACGGGCGGAACCGTAAAAGTGTGGCTGCCAGGGGCGGCGAACGCCACCAATCCGCTCGCAATGCTGCCCGGCAACTGCGCCTGCCCCACACACCACCATTTCCCCGCGCCATCGCTGCGCAGCCGCAGATAGTCACCTGCGAATAGCAGCTCGGTCGTGGCTTGCCCGGCGGCTTCGGCCGTGGTGTCGAGCATGATGCGATCCGCGCCATTGGCGGCGATCACCGCAGCATTCGCGGCAGCGTCTGTGCGACGCAGCGTCAACTCAAGCACGCCGACCGTTTCTGCTGCCGGCAGCGTGACGGTAACGGCCGCCTCTGTCGCATTCACCAGCACAAGTCCGCGCGAGGTAGCGGGGAGCGTCGCACTCGCGCTCAGGGTTAGCACGCCGCCCAGCGATAGCGATTTGATGGCCGGCAGCAGCTGCGCGTTGTTCGCCTCGCTGGGCACCAGGCCGGCGGCCTGAATAACGGCCAGCAGCTCTTGCGTCACGGCATTGCCCCAAGCCGCCGGAATCAGCGAGCCGGGGGTTCCGTTCACCGGGTCTTCGTCGACAAACTGGTTATTGACCAGGCCAACGCCTGGCACGCTCTTCGGATAATCCATTAGGGCGCCTCTTCGTACAGGATGGTTTCAAGGGTGTGCGCCGGGGCGGCGCGTCTGATCAGGCATTCGAGCGCGGTGGCCGGATTGGCGCCGAAGCGCTCGCCCCAGTAACTGGCGCCGAAGCGGCGGCCGCCAGCCAGGCGCTCGCCGGCATACAGCGTCCACATGTGCTGTGCGGCCCAGGTGCCGAAGTGCGAACGGCCGAAGCGCGCACGGCCGAAGCGCGGCGCGCGCCGCTCGATCACTCGGGCATTGGTGTAGCCCTGGCTGACCGCCATCTGCACGTATCGCGCCGGGGTTTGGCCGCCGAGTTCGGCGAAGCGCTGGCGTATGGCGCGCTTACGATCCTCCAGCGCAGGGGACGGACCCAAGCACGGATCGGGCAGGTTCATCACCCGCTCCCAATCGGGCACCAGCTCATGCACGGTAAGCGGGTCGGCTTCGTTCACCAGGTCGTCAGCGCGCGTATGGGCGGATGCCAGGCCGGCGGCGAAGCCCGCAAGCAGCGCCTCGGGGAAGGCATCCACTTCCGGCTCCCATGCCGGCCCCGGAGGTAGCAATGCCGTCAGTTGCTGCCGGTAGTCGTCACTGCTCATAGCCATGTGATCGCCCCCATGACGGCGAACTCGCCGGTACCGAGCACCACGTCGGCGGCGGGTGCGCTCAGCACATGGTCGGTTTCGCCGGCCACCTGGCTGATCGCTTCCTTGATGTGGCTCAGCAGCAGCGTGCCGCCCGGCTCGGACTCACGCCGCATCAGATCAGCCAGGCTGCTGAGCACACCCGCGCGGACCGCGGCCGTATCCGGAACGACGCGCAGGGTAAAGTCGACCGGCACCGCCACCGGCGCCACAACGTAGACTTCGGCCGTAACCGGGCGCACCTGCTCGATGTACGCGGCCACTGCCTCAAGCACCGCGCCGGTCGGTATCGGATCATCCAGGCGATCACACACCAGCCGAACGGTGACCGTGCCCGGCCCCAGCTCGTGGCGGTAAACCCACGCCCGCGTCACGCTGGCATGGGCGGCGAGCGCCCAGCTTTCGTAGTCGCCGCGACTGCCACCACGCGGCGGTTGACGCAGGCGCATCAGCACCCGGCCACGCAACGACTCGACCTCTTCCTGATCGGCACCGCCACTGAGCCCCGCAGCCGTCACCGCCGCCTGTGATTGAATACCGGCAATGGGCGAGATAAGCGTCAGCACATCCCCCGCTGCAAGGTTGCCCGCCGCACCCGCCTCCGCCGCCGTGACCGCCACCGCCTGGGTGGCGGCGGTGAGCGTTACCGCATCAACGGGCCGGTAGATAACACCGGCCGCGGTCTGCCACTGCGCATCGACGTCGATCTGGCTGCCGACCACACCGGTTACGGTGACCTCGCCGGTCGCGGCGCTGGCCGGCGCGTACCACAAGCCGAGCAGTCGCGCCCAGCGCTCGAGGCCGTCTTGCGCCGCCAGGTCAGGCAGGTACTGTTCGGACTGCCATTCCAAGTAGGCATAGAGCCCATTGAGCCCTTCGGCCTGCACCCGGGCGAATACCTCGGCATCGTCGCGGCGCACATCGGAGAGGTCGAGCCGGCTCAGCAGGTCGGTGCGCTGTCGCGCGACCAGCGTCGCCATGGTTGGGCGAGAGAAACTGGTTTCAGCCACGGATTGCACTCCAGATGTCAGCGAAACGGATGTCCAGGCGTTGCCCGTCCGGCTGGTCGATCAGCACGCGCATGCCCAATGTGTCATTGCCGATGCGTTCGGCCTCTACGGTGACGCGGACGGCCAGGCCGTCTTCGGTGAGCCAGGCAAGCGCTTCGCGGGCCAGATCCCGCGCCTTGGCAACGGTCGCGGCGGTGAGGGTTTCACGGCTCAGCAGCCAGAGGCGCGAGCCGAACCGATCCCCGGTGACGGGCGAATAGCTGTCGCCCCACCAGCCCATGCGCGGGCTTTCCGGGGTAGGCAGCTCATCGCCGGGGCGCGCCCGAGCCCAGGAAAACAGGCTATTGATGACGGCCTTGGCCAGGCGCGTGTCCTGCAGCTTGCGGCCGGCGCCATCGAGGATCAGCGGGAAGTCGAAGCTCATAGCACGGCCCCCGTAGTGCCACCGCTGTCACCGGGGTGGCGGTGCGATTCGTCGATGCGCTTGCCGTTCGCGGTCACGGTGCCGGTGAAGGTGGTGCTTCCCGTGACAGCCAGGTCGCCCGTCAGCGCAAGCCGACCGGTCTGGATTGCCACCTCGGTGACGGCGGTCATCTCGATGCGCCCGCCGTTACGCAGTACCACACAGGTGCCCTCGTGGTTGAACAGGGCCACCTCGCCCGGGGCCAGGTCGACGGGGCGATAGCGTCGGTCGGTCTGCACCAGGGCAATGCCATGGGTGCGGCTGCCATCGATGAAGGCCACCGCCGCCTCTGCACCCGGCAGCGCGTGGCCGGTGAGCCCGTAGGGCTCGAACAGCTCGACGCCATCCTTCACCTCGCCGGCCAGCAACTGCAGCTGCAAGGACTGCAGCCGGTTCTGCTGCACACCGGCCATCACGGCGCGGGCCAGCAGATTGCCGAGGCCACGCTGCATCTTTTCGCTGAGTCGTCGCATGCTGCGCATCAGTTGAACTCCACCAGGGTTTCACCGGGCTGCAGGGAGAAACCTCCGCTGCCCTTCTTCTTTTTGCCCTTGGGCTTGGGTACTTCGGGCAGTAGCTCGAACGCCGCCACCGGCGCCACGGTGAGTGTGGCGATCGTCCCCGACTCGCTCTGGCTGTACTCAACTTCAGCGATGAGCATCTCCAGATCGAAACCGATCACCCCATCGCGCACCTGTACCCGCTGATTCGGCAGCCACAGCGCGCCGTCGGCCTGGCGCCAGCCCTGGACGGTGTAGGTCGTCTGGTAACTCTTGCCGGCGCGGTAGGCCGCCTCCCAGCGCACGCGATCACGGCAGGCAGCGATATCGCCCTGCCCCTCTGCGCGCAGCTCGATGACGCGGCGGCGGGTGATGCTGGCGTCGGTGACGCTGGCGGCCGACTGCGCCACCGCTGCGCCGAAGTCCTGGTCGTTGCCGGCGCGCTGCCCCTTGCAGATGTATTCGGAGAAGCGTTCCTTGAAGTCCAGCGAGGCCGAGCCGGTGAGGATGTTCACTCCGGTTTCCAGTGCGGTACCGGCGCGAAGGCGGCCAGCGCGGGTGAGAATCTGCCGCCCCTCGCCATCATCTGTGGCGAGCAGGGCCTTCTGGGTGATCAGCCGGTCGATACTCTCGAACACCGTTTCGCCCGGCTCGAGCTGATGCTCGGCGATATTGCCCGGCTCGACCTCGGCCAGCACCGTGACGCCGTAGGGCGCCGCCAGCTCCTGCGCGATACGCAGTACGCTCGCGCTGCGCCACTGACCGGAACGGTGCTGCGCGGCGCAGTCCACCAGGTCGGCGGTCTTGCTGCGGCCGTTGACCGATACCGTCACCTGCCACGCCTCGTAGCTGATCGGCGTGGCGTCGATGTAGCCGGTCAGCATCTTGTCGACCCCGAACCAGACTTCGCACAGGTCGCCGGGGCGAACCCGGCGAATCACTTCGTTACCTGGCCAGCGGTCGGTCACGGTGAGCGAAAAGTCGCGACACTGGCGCTCGATGCCGGCTGAGAGCCGTACCTCCTTCCAGCCCGCATGCTCGTGGCCGTTGACCACCAGCCGAATGCGTTCGGTTGCCTTCATGCGTTGAGTACCTTCAGCGTGGTCGGCGGCACAAAGCCCGGGTGTGCCAGGCCGTTGCGGCGGGTTATCTCCTCGCCCCGGCTGGCGTCGTCGTAGAGTTCATAGGCCAGCACTGCTGCCGGCATGACCTGCCGCGGCGTGAGCTCGACCAGGCGCGATGCGGTACCGGCCTCAGCGAGCACGTAGCGGCTGATGGCGCCTCGCAGCTCTGCCAGCGCCTCGACCGTGGACTGTGGCTGCCCAGGCCTGCCGATCTCCGTATCGATCACGCTTACCAGCTGGCCCTTCCAGCCCTGCAAGTCGTCATAAATCGGCTCCTCGACCGCAGCCAGCTCGACCGCCGCCTTGGCGATCGCCGCCTGAGTGAACAGATCCTGCACGGCCGCCATGTTGCCGCGCGCCTGGGTGAGCGCAGCGGAGGAAGCACGCGCCTCCGGCAAGCGTGGCTGGGCGCTGTATGCCTGCGCCAGACTCAGCGCCGCCGTCGGGCCGGTGGCGCGGCGATACGACCGCGCGGATGACCCTCCGCCAAAGCTCGAGACGAAGGCCAGCATGCTGGTCGCCAATGCTCCCGGCGCGCCCAGCAAGGAAGGCCAGGTGCCGTTGAGGATCTTGCCGACCGCCGTTTGCGCGTAACCGACCACGCCGGCTACTTCATCCAACACGGCACGGTCGACCCAGCCCGGCAGCGGCATGCCGCCGAGCAGGCCGGCGTAGTCGCCCGAGACGAAATCGCCATAGAGCTGTTGCGCCGTGGTGAAGCCTTCCTGCACCGCCGACAGGCTGTCGGTCGATACCCAGTCCGGCCAACCATCGATGCCGAACTTATCGGTGAAGCGACTGAAGGCGGACTGCAGCAGGGACTCGCGGAAGGTGGCGATCTCCAGCTGCGGCACCGACCCGCCCGCCGGATACTGGTTCTCGCCGGCCTCGGTGAACGTCATCGAGACGCGAGCCAGACCGCCTTCCTCGAAGGTGTGCCGCACCCGACAGCCCGACGCAACGACCTGCAGCCGCCCATAGAACGGGTGCACCAGCTCACCGGGGCCTTCGGCACGCAGCGCCTTGAGCAGCTCGTCGAGCTGGGTCAGGTAGTCGGGACCGATGACGATGGCCTCGAGGCTGATCTCCTCGACGCTGCGCCCCATGTCCTCGACGTAGGGCACGTCGCGCTTGGGGTATTCGTGCACCACGTTGCGCCGACCGATGCCACCCAGGTCATCGGACTGGTACTCAAACGCCACACCCCGGAACGAGGCGGGCTGCAATCGATCACGCCAGGCCATGGCTTTTCTCCGGGCAATAAAAAAGGGTATTCGGGAAAGGGTGTTGTTAGACCCTTTCTGAATACCCCACAGTTGGGTGGTTGAGTGTGTTGTTAGTCGTCCTCGCGGATGGCTCTGGTCTCCGGCTCCGCGTACAGCTGCAAGATGCTGAATATCGGAACGCCGTAATCCACCAGCTCGTCCTCGATGGGCTCGACTGCCATGATTTCCCTGGCCAGGAACGGCGCTAGCCGCTTGGTTTCTGGCGGCTTCACTTTGTGCTCTAGGGTGAACATGATCTTGGCGCGGAACATCTCGAAGCTCAGTCCGCGCGCGTTACGGTTCACGTCGCGCAGATAGCGGTTGATCGACTCGGTTAGCGCGTTGGTGTACCGCTGGGGAATGAACCTGAAGTAGTTGAAGATGTACTCGCCCCAGTTGGTCATCATGGTTGTGACGACCTTCCAGTCCTTCTCTTGCTCAGCGGGGATGCGCTGCCGCCATTCGTCATAGGCTTGCCTGGCTGCATTGTGGGTCTTGCTATTCCAGATGTTGTAGAAGCCTTCCTTGAGGTTGTAGGCGGTGCCTAGCTCGGGGAACTGATCGAACCACGTCTTGATCTTCAGGTGCGCCCAAACGTCCAGGTCACGCCTACGCATCAGCATTAGCTTGCGGTCGCCTTTCAGGGTGCGCTTTTGCGGAACGGTGAGGCCTCGCTTGATCCGCTTTCGTATCTGGTCCATTGCATCGTTGGCGTACCGCACAACGTGGAACTTATCGACGATGACAGTGGCGTTAGGGAACAGCTCTAGCGACACGTCTTTGTACGGATGGAACATGTCCTGGCAGACGATCTGGACCCTGTCCCGGCCGCGCATGTTGGAGATGTAATTATGGATCACGATCTTCTTGCGGTTAGGCAGGACGTCGATGATCGTTCTTTCTTCCAGGTTGATCAGGACGCACCTGTACTCGCCGCCGACAAGTAGTTCATCAATGCCAAGAACACGCGGAAGCATGGGCCTGTATCCAGCCTCCTTTTCGGCGCAGTAGTCGCGCAAGGCCCTGCGCACCACTGATTCATCCACGCCGAGATCGCGCGCCACAGCTGAGTTCGTGCTGGTCATGGCGTGCTTGATGACGTAGGCATGGCAGCGTTTCGTCATGCGGTGCTTCTCGTCGAAATCCAGCAGGGCCGGCGAGAACACTTTGCTGCATGTCTTGCACTTGTACCGTCGACGCATGCCCCAGAGCACCGTGCGCTTGCCCCTGATGGGCAGGTCAACGTACTTGGTCAGCTTCTTGGAGAAACGAATCGACTGGCCGATAGCTCCGCAGGAGGTGCAGAACTCGGGTGCCGGAAACTCAACCTTGAATTGCAGATCGTGTTCATCCTCAAGGAACTCCACGATCTTTACGTTCAATGGGTGCAGAAGGGAAAGCGATTCAGGCACCGGCCGCCCCCTGGGCGGCCAGGGCGTCCCGACTTCCAACAAACTTGCCATCCTCGAACGCCGTCGCAAGTTCGGCGGCAACTCGTTCGCAGGCCTTTCGGTGCCCTATGAATAGCTCTCGCTCTCCATCCCCGGCGCGCACACAGAACGGCCAGAACCCTCTGCCCGTAGGCTCGACCCGATAACGGTCGGCGCCGACTGTCTGCATGTTCACAGCGTAGCTCCTCGCGTTATCCGCTTGAACTCATCAAGAGCGTGCTGGCCAGTCATGATCAGTGACGGAACAGGGACAAGGGCTGCACGGAGCTCGGAGATTTCGTTACGCAGCGAAGCTATCTCGCCGGCCAAATCACTACTACCCCGATTCGCTGTTAAGGCCTCAAGCATAGCTACCTGAGCAGCTGATGGCGGGATTGCGGTTTCCTTGGGGTTTGGCATGACTCTCTCCTGCAATGGGGTGAGTCTTCATTATAACAACACTTAAAGCCGAAGCTAATTCCAATATGCTTTAAGGCTGCGCTTTGCCTGCAACAACACGTAAAACCGATAACCCATAAAAAACCCCGCCGGGGCGGGGTTTCGGTTAACGGTGGGATCAGCGGCAGTAGGCCTTGCCCAGCTCGTGGAACTTGTTTTCGTTTACGACCTTAACGATGTCGACGATCTTGATCATCGCAGGCGCTGCACCGTGGTCCGGAGCGACCATGCACAGATACTCGGCAAAACCGCGACGGTTCGAACCATCGTCGATCACACCAACGTAGAGATTGTCATCCGTCATCCAGGTCGCGTCCTTGACCTTTGGCTCCTCGTCGCTCTTGAGGTACTCAACGAAGTCGAGCTGTGCCTGGGTGGGAGCAGCCAAAGCGCCGAGGCTCATCGCCGCCAGTCCGAGCAGTAGTAGATAACGCATCGCAACCTCCGTGATTTGATAGTCCTGCCGCGATTGTCCACTGCAAACAGGCAAAGTCAACGAACGCTACGGCATCGCCAACGACCGGTACCCCACGTCCGCCTCCATGGCGAGCCCTGGCTGATTGGTTTTCGCTGCCTGCACCTGCATACCTGCCGGGGCGTTTTCGAACTTGACCACCATCTGCCCATCCAGGCTCTGGCGATTCCCGGAAACCAACGCACGCTGGCGAGCGATGGCGTCGGTCACCGCGCCTGGCGGAGCAACCCCACCGCCTCCGGCTCCTGATGCTGCCGTGGGCGCCGCTTCTTCGTCACCGCCGAACCAGCCGCCGACCTTGCTCACTGCGCCGGTAATGGGTTCGATGAACTTCTTTACCCGATCCCAAAGACCAGAGAACCAGCCAACGAGCGGCTCCCAGTTCTTGATCACCAGGCCGAGCGGGCTAAAGCTGAAGAATGCGTCCTTCAGCCAATCCCAAGTCGCCGAGGCCACATCCTTGATGCCCTGCCACATCGCAGCGAACCACGGGCCGACCGTTTCCCAGTTGGCATAGATGAGCGCGGCAGCAGTACCGATACCGGCGAGGATCCAGCCAACGGGCCCCATGGCGAGCAGCACCCCCTTGAACCCGGTGGCGACTGCCATCAGTGCAGGGCCGGCGGTGACACCCAGCGAGAACAGCCCCATCGTCAATCCGACAACAGAAGACAGCACCTGCAGACCAATGATCGACGCGATGATGATGGCGATTCCCTTGAGCCCGCCGAGTGCCTTGGTCACATCGATCACGCCAGTGGTAAAGCCCTTGACGCTATCCCAGACGCCCTGCCAGTCGATGGCCATCACCCAGCCCTTCAGCTCGCGGAACACGCTGACGAGGTTGTCGGATACCGCCTGCGCAAACTTCTTCAGCGAGCCGTCGGCCTCCATCGCCTGAAGCGAATCTAGCACGCCTTTCAGTTCACCCTTGAGCACATCGAAGATGCCGGCATCGCCTATCATCTTGAAGACGCGGGTAAAGGTGTCCTGCAGGTTGGACCACATGCCGTCCCAGGTGGTCGACAGTTTGTCCATCGCACCGCCGTAGTTGCCGTTCCAGATACCCTGGATTACCGCCTGAATCTGCTCCCGCGAGTTGGCCTTGGCGGTGGCCACCATGGCTTTGCCGTTTTGCTGCCAGCGATAGACGATCTTGTCCCCGGCTTTCTCGGTCGTGATACCGAATTCCTTGAGGCGCTCGTTCTCTCCGGTCATCGCATCGGCCAGCGCCTCCACCGCCTGTTCCAGTGGCTTGCCCATCGCGGCGGCAGCGTCACCCGCCGACTTCAGTGCACCGGATTGCGGGTCGATGCCATACGCCTTCAGCTTGACGAAGGCATCGGTGACCCCGGCCAGCTCGTAGGGCGTTTGGGCGGCGAACTGGCTGATCCAGTCCATCGACGCCTTGGCCTTCTCCGAGCTGCCCTCGATAGTGCCGAGGATCGTTTCGAAGCGCTCGAACTGTGCCGACGTGCTGACGACCTTGGTGCCGAGCGCACCAATGCTGCCCAGCCCCGCCGCGCCGAATATGGCGCCGAGCGGCGCCACCAGTCCGGTGATGGTCGCCTGTAGCCCGGAGGTGGCTCGGCCGATGTCCTGAAACGCCCGCTTGAACGGGCGCATTTGCCGCTCCATCTTTTTCAGCGGCCGGGTGACCCGGTCGATGACGTCGAGTACGGCAGTGAAACTTGCCTTAGCCATTGGCGGCCTCGTTTTCAAGCTGAGCCAGGCGCAGGGCCTGCCGCTCCCAGAGCTCGCGCTCCGAGTGCGGCAAGTCCAGCACCACTTGAGGGGACACGCCGAAGTAACGGGCGATCTCGAAACAGCAGTCGATCAGTCCTCCTGATCCGCTGCCTGTTCCTCCACGTCCTCCGGCATCAAAAAAGGGAGCAGCCACAAGAACACCTTCTTGCGGTCGCTCGGCGCGAGCGCCTCGGCGGAACTACGGGGAATCTTTGCCAACTTGACGATGTAGTTGACGGTGATTTCCGGCAGTTCACGAATGCTCCCGCCACCGCCGCCGCCCATGACGAATGGCTCGCCTAGCTTGATGACATGCTGCCCGGTCGGCTCGGTCAGGTGAATTTGCTCGACCGTCTGGCCGTGCGCTTCGATGGGCTTTTTAAGCGTGATGGTCAGATCCATTTGCCTTCCTTCCCTTCGAAGCGCAGCGAGGTGTTGCCTTCGGCGCCGTTGATGGCGAGTTCACCGGCCAGCCAGGCTTCGGACAGCACACCGGTCAGGCCGTTGGCCAACTCGGCGGTGATCACCAGGCCGTCGCCGTCGCGGATCTTGGCCAGCGGGAAGCCCTTGGGCACGAAGCATTCCAGTTCGATGAAGGGCACCCGCGGGGTTTCCTTGTAACCAGCAACGCCGGAGAGGCCGGCGAGCCCCTCCTTTTCCGAGCTGTTCAACGACAGGCTCAGCGAGCCACCAAGCTCCAGCTGGTCGCCGTCGACGCTGACAAAGCAGGTGCCTGCAATGCGGTTTTTCATGGATGGCTCCTATCAGTAATTCAGGCGGAACTGGTTCAGTACCGCGAAGATGCGCAGCTGGTTCACAAGATCCGGCGGATACAGCACGTTCACCCGGTTGGGGTTGGTTTCGTCGATCTCGACGATGAGGTTTTCAGCGAACAGGTCCGAACGCTCGACGATGCCGGCCCGCTCCATCGCGGCGTAATCCGCCACCAGGCGCGCCTTGATCATGCTCGGGGTGGCCACGCCTTCCGGCACGCGGATGCCGTCGCTGCGCAGCGCATGGCGGCCAAACTGGGTGGTCACGCCGGTGCGCAGGTAGCGCATGACGTAGGCCAGTTGGTGCAGGTTTTCGCTGTCCAGATAGCTGGTGTCGTTCGAGCCCCAGGGGTTCTTCTGGTAGGTGGTAATGGAGCGCTCGATGCGCACCACGCCGTCCTTGCCGCTGTAGTGAGTGGCGATACCGCTGGAAAGCAGCGTCTGCCGCTCGGTCAGGGTGAGGCGCTCATGCGAAGCCGGCGCCAGCACGCCACTGATCTCGCCGGTCTGGGTGGGCCGGGCTACATGTGCGGACAGCAGCGAGGCCTCCCGGGCAACCCGGGCAGCGATGTACTCGTGGTCGCACGCACCTACTCGCGGCTCCACGCCGAACAGGGTGCAGTGCTGGTCGTTCCGGGTGGCGCCGTAGGCCTGCAGCTCGGCCAGCGTGCCACGGCGGGCACTGTAGACATGACCGTAAACCTGCCGCGCCCAGCTCCAACGCCCGGTGGTGTCATCCATCTCCGCGCGCAGCGCGTCGAGACTGACAGCATCGCTGAAGGCGCAACCGATGAAGTCGTATTCCTCATCGCCCAGGTTGGCGATCACGCCGGACAGATCAGGCGCACCCGCGCCGGCCGTCGCTACTGTTACCGGCCCGGCACTGATACCGGCCGGGAACGACTCGCCCCCCGCAAGGCCGCGGCGATTGAGCGCCAACGGCACGCCGTTGCCCGCTTCACCTTTGAAGCGTGAGGTGAGCGTCAGCGCTCCATCCAGCGCGGTTGCAGTGACCGGCAGCGAGGGCGCTGCATTCACGGCGGCAGCAAATGCAGCCGCGACGTCAGCGGCAGTATCAGCAGCACGGATTGTGATCGCTACGCGTGCCGCGCCAACGTACAGCGCCGCAACGGTGCTGGCAGTCGCGGCTCCGGTGAAGGTGATGGTGCGCACCGCCGCAACACCGGCAGCAGGCTCAGCTACGGGAGCCACCCACAACTCGGTGAACAGGTTGCCCGCACGGAACGCCTCGACCATGGCGGCGGCCATGGAGCCGCTACCGAACAGGCTGCGCGCCTGCTCGGCGCTGGGGCAGATGACCGGCACATCGGCCTCGGCGGTCGCATCGGCGGTCATCAGGCCGATCAGCAGCACCCGCATGGTCTGGCTGAAGCTGTTGGCCTTGCTGCTGTCCAGTTCGATGTAGAAGAACGGCACCCGCAGCCCCGCAGGGATTTGGCTGAAACTCATCGACGACATTACTTTTTCTCCTTCGAGGGCTTGGCTTCAGTCACGTCGCCATCAGCGATACGGCGCAACCAGTACTGAGTCGGCTCAACCTTGGCGCCGTTTGCGGGCAAAGGCTGGCCGGTAGCCGGGTCGATAACGACGCAGCCACGGGCGGGTTTGAGGTGCATGGGTTACTCCAGGGTGATGTCTGCGCCGGCTTCGATGCGGCCGTCTGGCCCGCGTGATGCCAGGTTGGGGTCGTACATGGGGTCGATCACATCGGTGCGGACATCGATGCCGGCAAGCCGTGGCATCTGCTCGACCATGCCGGGCTGCGCGGTGTCCTCGATGCCGATTTCCGCCTCGGCCGAGAACTCGAACTGGTAGTAGAGCCGGGCGGCATCCATGTCGACGCCCTGCCCGCCTTCGTATACCAGCCCGTCATATTCCGGGCCCGGCGGCCATAGCAACAAGGCGCGCCATAGCTCGGCACGGATGTCGTGAATCTCCGCCACCGCCGCCTGGCCGCGCCGGTCGGCGCTGTTATCCAGCACGACGACGATGGCGATTCGATCAGTAATGGTCTGCCGGTAGCGGTTCTGGCTTTGCTGCTGGCCAGCCTGGTCGGCATTCGGGATGACGAAAGCCGCCGGGAGCGCGACTTTCGAGTTCGGCGGCAGGCCAGCAAACTCGGCAGCACCAGCCACCCGCCCGGCGAAGCTGGGGCACGCTACGCGCAGCCGCGTTATCACATTGTCGAGGTTCATTTCGCGGCCTCAGGCTTGATGCCTTTTTCCATGGCTTTCTTCAGTTCACGTGAGAACCGTGCCAGGTGCTTGCGGCCGGCCACGCTGGTGGCGCTGAGACGGCGCTCGATCTGGTCCCGGCCGGAGATGAGAAACTCAGGGTAGAACTCGCCCTTTTTGTACGAACCTCGACTGGGTCCGATCCAGGCCTTCAGCCCGTCGCGCTTACTGACGCGCGCAAGGATGCTCTGCGCCAGATGGCCCGTACGGCGCGCCGGCAGCGCACCGGGCGCTGAGGCGCGGTACTGGCCGCCACCCGGGCGGTACCACAGCCGCCCGGCACCAGTGCTGCCTTCCAGCAGCGCGGTGGAGTCGCGTTGAATGTTGCCGGCTGTTTCGCGGACCAGTTTGCGGATGTACCGCGTGTCCAGCTTCCAGCCGAGATAGCCCTTGGTCGCAACGCGAACCAATGGCGAGCGGTAAACGGTCATCGCTGCAACTCCTCGCAATCGAGCACCGTCCAGCGCCCACGCTCCTCCCAATCGCTTACGCGACGGATGCGGAAAACGCGACTGCCGTAGGTGACCTCATGGTCAGCTGTGAGCAAGGGGCGATGCCTGACGACGATGCGGTGGGTGATCTGGCTGCCAACCTGCTGCGACCCGATCCACGTCGCGCCGGAGACTGGCAGCAGCGCCGCCCATACGGTTACCGGCGCCAGGTGTTGCGCATCGAGGCCGGTGAAGGCGTCGGGCACGTCGCTGCGTAGTGAGATAGTCACCCGGTGCCGCAACTGCCCCGCCCGGTAACCAGTTTGTGCTGCCATATTCAGAACCTCTTCCGATACCAGAGCAGGCGCTCGAAGCCCAACGGAAGTGCGCTTGTAATGGTGCCGATCACCACCGCTTCACGATTCGCATACCAGTGCGCGACAAGCAGAACGACCGCCTGCCAGACGTCAGGCGTGAGCGTCATCTGCTCGGGCGACAGCTCGACGCCCTGCTCGGGCACCACCAAGGTGCGGTCACAGTGCTGCTCGACATGGGCCAACGCCGCTTCGACGTAGCCCTTGAGCAGCTCGTCCTCTTCGTCCGTATCGATGCGCGCCTGGAGCTTGAGCTTGTCGAGCAATTCAGGCTGCGCGGCCCAGTCGATGATCATCAGGCTTCACCACCCGCTTCGGTGCTCACCGGATCAGCAGCGTCGTCGGCTTCGCTTTGTTGAGCATCAGCCGGGACGTCGCTCTCCGTTGCTGCCTCGTCAGTTGCGGCAGGCGGTGGGACGAGTTGCGACTGCGTCGGCGCGGCCGGCTTGGTTTCCTTCGGCGCGGCGGGCTTGTTGGTGCGCTGCGCGGCGGGCTTGGACTTGGGCGGCGCTTCGTCAGCAACCTGCTGAGCCAGGCCTTTGCCGATCAGGGTGTGGGCATATTCGTCGTTGACGTCTTCGAGCACCTGCCCGGCTACCACCTTGGCCGATGCCGCACCCAGCAGGCGGGCGTTACCGATGAAGCCCCATTGCGCTTTGATCTTCATTTCTGCTCCAGAAACAGAAAGGCCGGCTACATGCCGGCCTCATATGGCTACGGGGAGGTTTAGGCGGTCGGGAACTGGCCCTTGACCAGCGCCTCGCGGCGGCGAACACCCAGCCCCAGGCGCTCTTCCACGAGCAGGGCGCGCTCGTTCTTGATGAACTGATCGTTGATCAGGCCCATCTTGAACAGGAACGACATGCGGTCGAAGAGGATCGCGGCGCGCGCGAAGTTGGCGACCAAGAACTCGCCGCCAGTGGTGCCATCGCCCTCGTCCATGCTGTCTGACGTGATGACCGGGCGACCCCAGAGCACCGGAGTGACCAGGCCCTGCAGGTTGGCGAACAGGTAGCGGTTCTCACCGTCCTTCTGCAGCTCGATGTTCATCCAATCGAGCTCGGTCATCACCAGGCCATCTGCCGAAAGCTTGGACTGCTTGCGCACCTGGTAGATACCGCGACGCATGATGTCGATCGCGGTGTCGCCAGCTTTGGTCAGCGCGGCATCGTAGGTAGTGGCCTGGGTCATGAGGCCGTTGAGGTTCTCGCCCGTTCCGTCGCCCTTGAGAATCTGCGCCTCTTCCTCGAGCTTAAGGTCATAGCGCAGCAGCTCCTGGATGTAGCCGAACAGCTGCGGGACGTCATCCAGTGCTTCGTCGGTCACCGGCATCCACACCGCGATCTTCTTGATGCGGTCGGTGACCGTTTCGAACGTCACGTTACTGGTCGGCTTCAGTGCTCCCTCAGCTACGGTCGCGGCGCCGCGGGTATGCAGCAGTTCCTTGAAGTAGCTGTAGCTCTGGCCGCTGACCGGGATGGCGGTGAGCAGGTCGCGAATGCGCAGCTCCTGCCGGAGACCGGGCTGAATGGTGGGGTCGTAGTTCGGTACCACGAGGCCGGCACTGGTGACCTTGGTTTCCTTCATGGTGGCCAGGTCGGACTTGGTCACCTCGATCTGCGCCAGACCGGTTTTCTGGCGATCCTTGTAGCTCTCGTCGCCCTTGACCATGTCGATGAAGGATTTGCCTTCGCCCGGCTGTCCGCGCAGTTTGACGCCCTTCTGCTCAAGGTCCTGCACCTGGTCGATGACCTTCTGCAGCTCGCCCTTCTGTGTGTCGATCTGCTTTTTCAGGTCACCGGTGACCGTGTTGCCTTTCTCGACCTCTGCGATGGCAGCGTCGTACTTCTTCTGCAGGCCCTCGAAGCCCTGCTTCAGTTGCAGCTCGAGGGAATCCTTCAGTTCTTTGACTTCGTTCATGGCGATACTCCGAAATGGTGGGTGAACAGGTTGGAAAGGTCTTTCAGCTCATCCACGATCGCCGTGGCCTCGCTACCGCCGTCACGGCGGAGCGCGGGGTAGCCGAGCGAAGCGACTGCGGCCGCTTCCTTTTGCGAGAGCCCCATGCGTTCGCGCAGGGCGTTTTCGAATAGCCGGATGTCCGACTTGACGCTGAGCACCTGGGCTTCGGGGTTCATGCCGAAGGGCACGAACGACGCCTCCCAGAGTTCAGCGGATTTGATGACGCGGACGTTGCGGCCTGCGCGCTGCTGGTAGTCCGCCTCCAGCGTGTTGAAGCCGATGGACATGCTGTCCAGCGATCCGTCCTTCATCAGTTCGTAGGCGTCGCGCGCATAGCTAACCGCGAGGTTCACGCGACCCTTGAGGTACAGACCGTGCTCGTCCTGGCTGAACTCGGACGTGCCGACCAGCCGGGTCAGGTCGTGATACAGGGCCAGCTTCAGGCGACCGTTGCGCGCAGTCTTCACCCGGGTGAAGGCACCCTGCAGGATGACGTCGTCGCCCAGGTCGACGTTGTCGAACACCGCGGCGTAACCCTCGAAGTTACCGGCGTCGTCGGCGGCCTTCACCTCGAACGGGCAATCAAGTTTGGTCAGCATTGGTTTTTATCTCCCATCGGGTGACCTGGTTGTATTGCTCGCCCTCGAGCGGCGGCAGGTTTTCTTTGCGACGCACTTCGTTGATGGTCATCCAGCCCGAGCCGCCAGAGCCGCCAAGGGCGGCGGCGAACAGCGTGGCGCGGCCAGCGCTGTCGGCGCGCTGCAGACCTTCGAGCACGAACTCGACAAAGCGCCCGCTGCCACCGAAGAGCTTGTCGTTGAGCTCGTCCTCGACGGCGTCGGCATATGGCTTAAGGCCGAAGGTGACGTAGCCGATCAGCTGCTGCTCGAGGTTCGAGCCCATGATCGAGGTCTTGCCCGCGCGGTTGGCGAGCCAGAGCGGCACGCCGTAGATGCCGGCGAGCGCTTCCTCTTGGAACTGCTGCGATTCGATGAACTGGGCGTCTTTCTGGCTCAACCCCGCGGGAACGATCTTGGGGTTGCCTTGGAGGATGGCCATCTTCCCGATGTCATCAGCATCGCCTTCGCGGACGTCCGGGAACTTGGCCAGGATCTGCTTCTGCTGGGCATCTGTCAGGAACTGCTCGTAGATGACGTAGCCGCCGGTAAAGCCGCCCTTGCGCATGAAGCGCGATGACCACTGCTGGCCCGCCTTGGCCAGGCCCATGGTTTCGGCCTGGTACTCGATGGGCGACATCCCGACGAGGCCATCCAGGCTGAATATCTTGAAGTGCAGCATGTTCTCCGGTGATACCGGAAAGCGCGTTCCGTCCTTGGGTTGCACCCAGTAGAGCAAGTCTTCATCGGTGTCGATGGTGACCGAGTCGATGCTCAGCGGGACTAGGCCGATAGGGTCACCGTTGCGGTTGCGCTCGATCAGGGCGAAGGCATTGCCGCGCAGTGCCATGTTCACGACGACGAACTTGAGGAAGTTCAGCATCGTCATGTAAGGGTTCGGCTTGCGCAGCAGCTTCTGCGACCGGTCCGTCCGGGCGACCAGCCGACGCTCGCCATCCGCATCCTCGTACAGCTTGAGCGGCAGGCCGCTCAGCGACTCGGAGAGGATCTTCACGCACGACCAGACCATGCTGATCGACAGCGCAACCGTAGTGGTGACACAAACGCCGGCCTTGGTGCTCTTGCCGCCGACCTCCATATCCACTTCGACGAAGTCACCAGTGGCCGGGTCGGAATAGCCAAACATCCGCCAGGTGCGCGGGTTGTACCAACGAAAGGTCATGGTCAGCCTATGAGTCCGAAGAAGCCGTTGTTGAGGTAGTCGTCCATGCCGCCCAGCGCGGGCGGGTTGGCAGCCATCAGCGATACCGCGTTGAAGAGGGCCATGAGCGGGTCAATCTTTGCCGTGCCGCTCGCCTGCTTGGTAATCAGGATGGAGTTCGCCCTGGGCTCGACCTTGGCGTTGCCGCAGCACCAGTCCATCAGCGGCTGAGCGGCGTGATGCAACCCGCCTTCAGCTAGCTTGCGCTCGGTGGTCTTGATCGCGCCGCCCATGCGCCAGCCCTGGCTGACGCCGACGACCTTTTCCGGATCGATGCCCATGCCGACTAGCGCTTCGAGAATGGCCCCGATGCCGGCCGGGTCGAGCCCGGCCTCGTGCAGCAGCCCGGCCTGGTCGATCTGGAATACGATCGAAGCGACCTCGGCGACGTCCTCACCGATGTGCTCGACCAGCACCAGGTCGCCGGCCTTGGCGAAGTCGAGCAGCCGCGGCGCAATTTCCTTGCGCCGCTGCAGCACGGACGGGTGCGCCCATGCCCGACACCAGGCGAGCCAGCGACGGGACTCTCGTTCTCGCCCGACCACTGCCAAGCCAAGCAGGTCATCAAGCCCGCCGCCATCGATGCCGACGGTGACGACCTCGCAGCGCTCGAGGATGCTGTCGAGGGAGATACCCGGGCGCGCCATGGCCTCCCAATATTCGGCGCCAGCCCAGTTGTCCGAGCGCAGCGCGAGGCCGATCTCGACGTTCAGGTGCTTGGCCAGGAACTGCTGGAAGCTGCCGTCGGTGTTTTGCTGGTTGCGCCGTAACTGATCTTCCAGCCATTCCCTACTCACCGAACGCCCCAGATTGGGGTTGGTGATGTGGAAATTCTCCGGCAGCAGGTAGGCCTTGCTGGCCAGCAGCTCGGGCGGAAACTCGTACAGAATGCCCAGCGAGCGTGGGTCGCGGATCTTCCCGTCACGCACACCACGGTGGTAGAGCAACTTTTCGCGGAACACGCCGGCGGGCGGCTCGTCGCTCTGGGTGGTCAGAAAGATCACCCAGCCCTCGGGGCGCGACACCTGCCCGCCCAACGCCTCCATCAGCATGGCCGATGCGTTGGCCTTCTTGCCCAGCAACCACAGCTCGTCTACTAGGATGCGACCGGCCTTCTTGCCGGACACGGTATCGGTATCCGCCGCGACAACCTTCAGACTTGCCTTCGTCACCCGATGGGTGATGGTCCGGACATGGTCCTGGACGTGGAACAGCGCGGCCAGCTCCGGGTCCGCCCGGATCATTCCTGCGGCGGGTTTGAAGCTGTTGTCCGCCACCTCTTTCGTTGGCGCCAGGATCAGGTGCTCTTCGTCCTCACGCCAGCAGAGGATGACGGCGGTGATCATGATGCCCGCGGCCACGGTGGACTTCGTGTTCTTCTTGCTGATCAGCATCATGTATTCACGGATCAGCTGTTGCCCAGTCTCTGCGTCATAGGCGCCGAAGACAGCGGAAACGAAGTCGAATACCCACTGGTCGCTGCACTCGCCGAAGGTTGGCTTACCAGGCAAGTCGACTACGCGCAGTTCCTTGAAAATGCTTAGCGCCTGCTCGGCCTGAGCCGGGTAGATCGGCGCCGGGATGATGCTTTGCCCAGCCACGAGCCGATCTGCCCATTCAGGGCACGCAGTCTGCCATTGCATTTCAGTTCACCAGTTTGAGTTGCCTCGACGGCGGCGCAGCTGGCGCGAAGCGGCCGGTCGCAACCGACTCGGCGGCATTCGCCTGCTGCTCTTTCTTCCCAGACTCACCGCGCTTCTGGTGCTCGAAGGGGAGCAGCGCGACGGCCGCCTGGATGCGCGTCTTCGGGTCCAGGCGCCGATCGTTCATGGCGTGGCGAAGCAGGTCCTTCGGATCCTCGAAGAATTCGTCCCCGAGCTGTAAATCTGGAGGGAGCGCATCGCGGCCAACCTCTGGTTTCGCTTCCGACTCCAGATGCTTGAGGCGCGCAAGGTGAGCGAGAACGTTCGGGTGTTTCTCCAGCCGGGAGCCGGCCTGCGATGCGGATCGGGCGGGGCAGCCGGCCGCCAACGCCGATTCCCTGATGGATGCACCAGACATCCGGGCTTCGGCATACTTGCGCTGCTGTTCAGTTAACGCCATGCCTTAACCAAATCCGTTAAAGGGGATTAATTTCGCGCGTGCGAGGGGGCGAGGTTTCCGCCATCGGAGACGCCAATATTTTCGACCGCCCCCGGGGGTCAGCGCATCTGCACAAGGTCGGCTTCGGTCTTCCGCCTATGACATCCGATCACGCTGCCATCAGGGCTATCGACGCAAAGAATCTGGCAGTTCGCCTCGATATCCTCTCCGCCCAAGCCGAGCGGCACCTTGTGGTCGAGCTCGAAGCCCTGAGGGAACAAAACCCATCTCCCGCATTCCGCGCAGTGGGGGTTGGCGAGCCACATCTCCAGCCGCCTGGACTGCAGTCGACGCCCGGTGATCCGGCGCTCGGCGACTACGCGAACAGTCGGCCCACTCGGCTTGGCCATCTTCAGGCCGGACCCGTGCATCTTCAGCCTGCGCTTACTCATCGCGTTCTTTCCGATGCTGTCGGGTTGCGGTAAGGCGGCCGCTGCGCCCGCCTCTCCTGCTGCCGCCTTTCCACCCCATCCCAGCCACCCGGCCGGAACGCGCCGGCCAGGTTGCCGCCGCTCTGCCACACCGCCCAGGCGAACACCGCCAGCAGCACCACCAGCGGCCAGGCCATGGCAGGCACACGCAGCTCGCCGGTCAGGATGTAAATCACCGCAGCACCCGCGCAGCCCATCACCAGCATGGCCAGGCACGACACACCGCGCCGAAACCGCGCAGCACCACGGCGATAGGTGAACAGCCGCACGAACAGCACAAGGCAGATGAGGAACGTCACCTGCGTCAACAGAGCACTAACCATCCGCGCCTCCGTCACTGATCGATGGCACACCGCGCCGGCGGATCGCAGCCAGCGCCAGCGTCACCACCAGCACCGCCGCACCGAACGCCGCCGGGCCGGGATAGGCGAATGGGCGAAAGCCCCAGAACTCCGCCTCCACGATGGCCGGCGCGAACTGGTACCCCATCACCGCCGACACCAGGAAGAACAAAAGCCGCTTCCAGATCGGCAGGTCATGCGTCGTCGTCACGTACACCAGCGCACCCAGCAGCGCACCGACAGCCGCGTCGCCGTTCACGCCAGCCATGAATCCAGCCAGGCCAGCGCCGGCAGCACCTGCCACCACAACGCCGGCCGTGGTGCTCGTTGGCTCTGCCATGCAACGCCTCCAGCGGCACAAATGAAAAAGGCCCACCGTTGCGGGTGAGCCTTGGAATGGGTGCCCTCTTGCGAGGGCTGGCCTGCCGGGGAACAGGCCGCGACACAGCACGTCGCTCGGTGGCTTCGCAGCTGCGGGCGCAGCTCTACAACCATGGGGACTTTCTACAGCCGACATGCAACGCCCGCAACCGCCGATTTTTGCAAACGCTGTTCAACACGGTTGAACACACTTGAGCACGGTTTAACGCTGTTCGCGCCAAACCATCCCGACGAACGGTCATCCAGCGGCGCCGACTTTCCGCAACTCCGCCGCCGCCTTCACGGCCCGAGCAGCGGCCTTGCGATCAGCCAGCCGCTTGCGCTCAGCCCGGGCGTTCTCCCGTGCCACGTCGCGCGCAGCACGCGCACGCTTCACCGCCGCCGCATGCGCATCCGTGCCCCGCTCCGCCGATTGCAGCCTCGCCAGCGCCACCGGCCACTCCGCCTGCAGCTCCGCATGTAGCTCGTCCACCTGGGCGCGATATGTCCGCATCGAGATACCCAGCCGCGCACACTGCGCCGCCACGGCCACCGCCTGCAGCCCCTGGCAGTAGCGCACATGGGCCAGCCGCTGCAGCACACGCCCACGCGATCCGAGCCCGAGCGGCACATCCTTCGCCATACCATCCAGCGCCATGCTCACCGCCTGGCTGGCACGGCTGATCGCCACCGCGCACTCCACCAGCGACAGGCACCGATGCCCGCCCACGCCGCCCGGCGTATCGTCACCCATCCGCCCCAGCGGCGAGGCGATGGCCACATCCAGAGCAGGGTTCACAACCTCACGGCCCCACGCCTGCAACAGCACCTCCATGGCCTCGATCATGCTCTGCCCCCCAACCCGACACAAAACCGGCAACCCAACACAAACCCAACACACTTAAAACCCTTATAAATCAATGCCTTCAAAGCAACTGTGTTGGGTGTGTTGGGTTTGTTGGGTTTTTCGGTCCTCGCGTAGCAATTTTTTCTCGCTTCATCAGCCCCGTTCAGTCGTTGCAACAAAACACACGCATGCGCGCGCGCGACGCCAAACCCAACACACCCAACACACACCACGCAAAGCCCCGCTGTTGCTGGCCTCACGCTGTGCTGGGTTCGCAAACCCAACCCAACACAACCCAACACACCCAACACACTTTTCGTCGTATTCATGCCGCAGCCCCCTTCAAGTGGTCCCAGCCGTCCACATCCCAGCCCGCCAGCTTCGCCTTCGCCCGCCACCCCGCCACATGCTGGCCAAGCGCAGCTGCGTTCATAGATGGGGGCAGGGAAGAGTCAGGGTCACTGGGAAAGAAGAAGGCCCCGAAGCGCCGGTTCGCCCCCTCCGTCCAGGGGATCGACCGCGTCTTCTCCACCTCGGAGCTGATGAACAGGCTGAACTTCGTCTGGCTCATCGCGTGTTCACGGTTGCGCTGGCACCACTCGAGGAACAGCGCATAAAGGTCCGTCGAAAGGCACGCGCCCCAGAGCTTGTGCCCCAACTCGCCGTGCTGCCACTGATGGAGGAACGTCTGCCAACCAGCCCGCGACAACGCCACCAGCCGCTGTCGGGCATCCGTGTGCGGTGGCCGAGTGCGCTCGTTGAAGTCGCCCAGGTCCACATCCAGCAGCCAGCCATAAAGCGCAGCCACGCCGCCGTTCGCCAGCTCCGCGCCGATCGCCCGCTGCCGTTCCTCCGGCAACGTCTCCAACGGCCACATCACCAGGAAGCGCCGGTCAGACTCACTGATCGGCCACGGCAGGATCTCGTTCGAGAGAAACACCGCATTCATATGGTTGGCTTCCTCCCAACCATTGATGAACTTCGATTCCATCCGCACCGTCTTGCCGGTGATCAGATGCTTGATCTTGCCAACCTGGTTGTAACGCTGGTCGCGGCTCACGACTTCCTCGAACACCGCCCAGAGCTTCCGGCTCTGCCAGGCATTGAAGTTCGATTCCAGCTGCGTCTGGCCCACCGTCGCCGCATACGGCCCATACAGCGCCCCGAGCGTATCGGCGAACAGCAAGCTCTTGCCCGAGCCCTCCATCACCGAGTGCATCAGCACTGCTGTGTCCAGCTTCGCGCCTGGGTGCTGCAGCGGGTAGGCCAGCCACTTCACCAGCCACTGCAACGGTGCCTCCTCGTGGTTGCACAGAAACGAGATCAACCAACGCAGGTTCTCGCACGCCGCGTCATCGCGCACCGGCTCCAGCGGCAGCCCCTCGAAGGTGTTGATGTACACCGCCGGGTCCTTCGTCATCGTCGGGTCGAACACGATGTGGTCCACATCCACCGTCCGCCGCTCGGCGCTGTTCAGCCACAGCGCATAGGCATCGCCCAGCGCCATCTTCACCGCGCCTTCCGGAATGCGCCGCTTCTTCTCGCGGTCCCACACATCCTTCGTCCCGTCGATGTACACATACCGCTCGATGGGCGTCATCCCCAGCGCCGAGGCCTTCTTGCCAGCCATCCGCCGCGCCTGCTCCAGCTCGCGCACCGCATCAGCGCCGATCAGCTTCTTGGCCATGTCGTCCGCCCAGGCCTTCGCCAGCGGCTTCGTCACCAGCGCCTCGAACGCGGTCTTCTTCATCACCGCTTTCTTGTCCTGGTCCCAGACCTGCGTGGTGCCTTCCACCAACGCGAACCGCCGCAGGATCTGCTCACTGGTGAAGCCCACCCCCTGCCCCCCGGTGTCGGAGGAGCCGGCCGGCGCAGCGGCTTCGTCAGCGGATGGGGTCGGGGAAGGCTTGCCAGCAGCAACAGCCGCGTCGAGCTGCTGCGCAACCGCCTCCAGCCCCCACGCCACATGCACATCGTTCCAGTCCTGCCCTGCCTCGCCTTCGGCAGGCAGGGTCGGGAAGGCAGCAATGCCGCCCACCTCACCCGCCGCCGCTTCCGCCTTCTTGCGTCCCGGGTTGCCCGGCTTCGTCGGGTCATCGTCACCGGCGACCACAAGCAGCGCATCCGGGCATTGCGCCGCCAGGTCACGCGCTACCGCCGGCATGTTGCCGGAGTCCAGCGCCATCGCCACCGGCCAGCCCTTCGCCATATGCACGCTCGCCGCCGTCGCGTAGCCCTCGGCCTCGCCGATCACCGTCGCGCCTTCCAGCTCACCCAGCACATGCCGGCAACCCGCCTTGCGCCCGTACTTCGGGAACAGCTTCGTGCCCTGCTCGTTGATCGCCTGCAGGCTCCACAGCTTCCCCGCCGCATCGCGCAGCGGAATGGCAATGCTGCCTTTCTTGAACATCAGGAAGCTGATCGAATCCGGCCGCGGCTTCGGCAGGTTGGCGAAAAACTCGCGCGTCTCACTGCCCACCCACACGTCGCAGCGCTGCCGCTCGTCATCGATGGAAAGCACAACCGTGTAATGGAAATAGCCAACACCAAAAGCCCCCACCTGCTTGCGTTCCAGGTAGGGGCTTTCGCCTTGCGGCTTGCAGTGCTTCGTCCAGATCAGCTCACAGGCAGCGGCCACGGCTTCGCGCATTACCTGCGCCCTCGCCTCGTCCGCTTCGATCTCCGCCTGCCGCACTGCGCGCCGCGCTTCGGCCTCGGCGTTCAGCCGGCGCTTTTCCTCGGCCGTGATCGGCTCCCGGCGTGGCCGCCAGCCGTTGTCCTTCGCCAGCTTGATCACCGTGCCCATGCCCGTGCCCGCCTTGCGGAACGAGCGCCACACGGTCTTCGCATCCGCCGTGCTGTAGCTGTCAGCACCGGCACTCCAGGTATCCCACGCATCGAACCCGTTATTGCCGAACTCCGCCTTGATGCCCATACCCACCTGCAACCAGGTATCGCGGTTATCGGCGTCGATGTACTGCAGCAGCTCGGGGAGATCGGCCAGGGTCAGAGGTACGCGCTCAACCACGCCGCACCCCCGCACTCATCTTGTCCGCGAATGCCTGGCACTCGGTGCACATCCGGCAACCCTTCACCGCATCGCGACGAGCCTGCGGAATCTCGCCGCCGCACCCTTCGCACTCGGTCAGGCTCTCACCCTGGTACTGCACGCGGCTGTCGATGATGCGCTGCAGCTCCTCGTCCTGCTCCCGCTGGGCCCGCTCGATCAGATGTTCATCCATGGCGCTGCTCCCCCATGGCCTGCTCCGCCCCGGCCACGATGCCGAGAATCTCGCTGATCATTCGGTTCGCATGGCCGCGCAGCGTCTCGACCTCGTGCGCCTCCCATACGTTGTCTGCGGCGCCGTCATGCAGGCTGCCAACGAACTCGCCTTCGGCCTGCAGCAGCTTGCCCAGCGCCTTCAGCGCATCGCGCGTGGCCGGTACCGGCGTAGGCCGGAAGCTAACCACCCCATACACCTGCTCGAACCACGCGAGCACGGCCGGGCCCTGCACGAGCGCAATCACGCGCTCCACATCGTCCGCATGCAGGTGGTGGTCAGGGTAGGAACAGGAGAGGCGCTTCTGGAATGGGCCATACGGCTCTTCCAGAATTGCGCAAACGGCCTTGTGGCCGCCACGGATCGCCTCTCGGGCGTCCCTATCGATAGCCGCTTCCAGAGTGGTAAGCGGCCCGTGTTCAAGCGTAGTAGCGCGCATTGGTAGTAAACCCCGCTGGCTACCATAGCCATAGGCCAGGGCAACGCCCTATCCTATGGCCACAGCAGCAAAAACCCCGGTCGTATACGTGCTGTGTCCACCGGGGTTGCTGTTGAGGGAGTCAGGGGTGGTACCCGTCTCCCGGACCGCTGGGTCAAGGCTGCTTTACTTTGGTGAGTGGGCGCCTTGATTCCAGCCTCTACATCCACCTGCCGCCATGGCGTCAGGTTTGTTGCTCTTGGCCCTTGGGCCTGCCGGCTCCGGTCTGCTGGTGAGGCTCCCGGAGCCGGCAACCGCCGCCCCGCTCTGCGCGGTGGTGAGTGTGCGGCGGGTGTTGTCTGTTATGCGCGGCGCTCGGTCTGGCGGCGCTCGGTGGTACGGCGATCTTCACGGCGCCGCTCGCCGCCCAGGCGCTCGCGCTTCTCAGTAGCGGGAACGCGCGCGAGGTAAAGCGTTTCCAGCTTTTTGCCAGAGCAATACCGCAGCTCGGCACCCTTGAGCGCACGAAAAACCGTCGGCTGAGTCACACCGATCTCTTCCGCAATGCCTTGCTGCGTCATCCCGGCGTTAATCAGTGCCGTCAGCATTTCAGTGATCGAAGGAGTATTCATGGGTATGGACGCTATCCGTATTCGCATTGCCAAAGATAATACGCAAAGGGATTGTCCACCGCAATACGATTGTTCCAATTCGTTTAGGAATAATCCGGGAATGACAATCTCCATCGGCCATATCGCGCGAATCCTCACAGCGAGACGCGAATCCCTTGGCTGGAGCGAAACAGAACTGGCGCGCCGCGCCGGGCTCAATCAATCGACAGCGCATCGAATCTTGAAGGGCGAGTCACAGAACCCACAGCTCAACTACATAGAGCGCATGACGCGGGCGCTCGGGCTCGACATTACCGAGGTGCTTGGACTTCGTACCGCTGAAAAAGCGGGCACCTACGAAACCAACGTCTCGCCGGGCCCTGCGCTACAAGATCGTGTCCCGCTGATCTCATGGGTACGCGCCGGGGACCTGTGTGACGCCATAGACATCTTTCAGCCCGGCGCCGCCGAGGAGTGGCTTGATTGCCCCTTCCCTCACAGCGCATCAGCGTTCTGCCTGGAACTGCGCGGCCTCAGCATGTGGCCGGAATATAGAGAGGGCGAGATCATCCTTGTCGAGCCAGACCTTACCCCCATCCACAACGACGACGTTGTAGCCCGAACCCCTGAAGGACAAGTAACCTTCAAGCGTCTACAGATCACCGAAGACGGCACCTACCTCCTGGCGCTGAATCCGGACTTTCCAAACCGCATCCTGCATATGCCTGATGGAACGCACCTATGCGGCGTCGTTACCGGCTCATGGATCAAACGCAAGCGCCGCTAACCGTTCTCGCATAAATAATCCATCTCCGTATTGACTAGGGCAATCCGCTAACGCATTATTGCCGCGTACCCACTCACCACGGGATCGCGACAATGGACACAGCACAGCACAGCAGCACCCGCTGCCCGGTTTTTCTGCACCCGGCAGCGGCTTCCAACCCCTTCACCGTACGCAGCATCGAACGTGAAACCGGCCTGACCGCTCACGTCACGCTGCGCTCCGCACAACTCAAGCGCCACACCCTGCCCGCCTTCGAGGACTTCGGCCCGTTCGGGGGCGCAGCATGAACAGCCGAATCGAGGTTCTGGCCCTTCAGATCATGGCGCTCTGCATGCGCATCAGCGCAGCAGGCAACTACACCGCGCACTGCGAATACGATGCCGACAACCATTGCATTGGCTGCCGCGTTCGCACGCCCATGGCTAAGGCCGCGCGCTGCACTGCAACGCCGGAAGAACACAGCGCACGCCTCCTGTTCTCGGAATACATCGACATCGACGCGTTTACTGAATCGCTAGATCTGGATGCAGAACAAGCCCAACCGGTATGCGCCGATCTTGAAGCACTCATTGAAAAGCTGATTGCTTACGCCCGTGTTGAGAACGAGGAGGCCGCATGAGCACCTTCTCCCTCACCAAAGGCAGCGAAGCCGCACTCGGCATGCTCGCCAGCCAAGCCGGCACCGAAACCCTGCTGCTCACCCAGCCCGCCCGCGAGCTGCGCGCCGAGCTGAGCATTGAGCCCTTCACCAGTGACAGTGGCGATCAGCTGCTGGCCGTGCTGTTCATGCGCGAGCAGCGCCACAGCATGACCCTCCAGTGCAACGACGGCGCCAACGTCCAGCACCTGGCCGATTGGGTCGAGGCCGTCGCCAACGGCACGCTGGATACGGCAGAGGCCATACCGCACCGCGCCGACCCAGGCGACCTGCAAGCAGCCACAGCGGCATTCAACGCAGCCGCCCACGAGCTGAACGCGCAGCAGGCAGAGCTGGTCGTCTATCGCGCGATCAATCAGTTCGGCAGCGACTGTCACTTCGGTGTCGAGAGCCTGGCACGCGTATGGGCAGGCCCAAAGGGTACGGTCGAGCGGGTAACGCTGAAGCCAGTACCAGAGCTCAGCGTCGTTGCAGCACGCCCCGCGCAGACCGAGCAGCGGCCGGAGCAGAGCGCCCTCGAGCAGGCGTTGGCCCTGGCTGCCGCCAGGCTTGATCGGCTTGGCTTGAATCAGCCGGTCGCCTCAAAGGCCTATCACGAGGCAAGGGGCTGGGCAGACGAAGCGATGGTGGCTCTGCGTGATTACCGCGCCGCCCTGGCCACCAGTCCCACAGCCTGAGGCCCGCCACCATGAACCGCACCCTCGACCAGGCTGCCGCCGTGCTCGGCATCGGCCCGCGCAAGCTGCGCGCTCGTATGCGTGAGCTGGGCCTGCTCAACCACGCCGGCGAGCTGATCAGCAGCGAGCGCGGCCAGGGCCGGCTGTTCGTCGATACCCGCAGCCGCTGGAACCCCGCCATCAACAGCTACACGCACTACGGCGTCGTCATGGCCACCGAGGCCGGGATCGCCTGGCTGGCCGATCAGCTGGGCATCACCGTCACCAAGAAGGACGCCGCCGCATGACCACCTCTGCCACCCAACACGCGATCGGCGCGCTCAAGCTCACCAGCCTGCACCTGGACCACCCAACGGTGGTACCCGCGAAAGTGCTGCGCGGCGCCTGCTCGGAGGCCATCGCCCACCTGCAAGCCAACCAGCCCCACGCGGACGACCTCGGGCGTCTCTGGTGCGCGCTGTTCGCCGTGCTGCCGGCCGGCTACCTGCCGCACGTCACGCTCACCCTTGAGCAGGCCGCACCGTTCGCCTGCGTCATCACCGATGGCGCCGGCAGCGTGGTCGACCGGCAGGCCGGCAAGACCATCGAAGGCATCACCGAACTGATCCGCCTACGCCTCCCGGCGGGGCGCGGGGAGGTGCAGCCATGAAGCCACAACCGCAAACCACGCTCGACACGCTACGCAGCCGCTACGCCGGTAGCTACATCACCGCCGAGCAGCTGCTCACCGACCACCTGCCGCACATCACCACGGTCAAGCACCTGCGCCGCAAAGTCCGCGAAGGCCAGCTCAACCTCAAGATCCGGCAGCTCGACCCCAGCTCCAACCGCAGCCCCTGGGTCATCTACTTACACGATCTGGCCGACTGGCTGGATCAAACCGCCGCCGCGCAAGCGGCGTAACCCGCCCAACCAAGGGCAACCAAAAGAGGCACAGCACGCCATGAAACCCACCGATACCAGCGAGTTCATCAACTCCCTCAACGCCAGCGTATTCGCCCAGCAGGTCGGCCGCGCGCTCTCCGACGTCGCCGCCGGTGTGGTCGACCACGGCAAGCCCGGCGAGGTAACGCTCAAGTTCAAGCTCAAGCAGATCGGCCAGAGCAACCAGGTCACCGTCAGCCACACGCTGGACTTCGTGCAACCCACCAAGCGCGGCAAGAAGCGCGAGGACACCTCCCTCGACACGCCCATGTACGTCACCGAGAACGGTCTTGAGCTGTTCCAGACGAGCCCGACCGACCAGATGTTCACCCGCGAGGAAGCGCCGGTTAAAGCCCGCGAAGTCTGAGCCGCATCACCAAGCCCCACTCACCAAAAGGAAGACACAGCATGTCGCTGAGCAAAGAAGCCATCCAACACATCGAGTCCCAGGCCGTGATCGCGGCAGCCAAGCCAATCACCATCGACGGCGGCACGTCCGTGGCCGTGTTGCCGGACGCTGTCAGCCTGCGCAGCCTAGAGCAGTATCAGCCCCTGCGCGATCGCTTCCGCGGGACGCTGCGCACCCACTCACTGCGCGACTTCACCAAGTACGTCGGAGCGCACGACAATTCCAACCAGCCACGCCCGGGCGGCTTTATCGACCAGGACGCCATGTCCGCCACCGTCGTCTTCAACCTTGGCGAACCAGATCATGCCGGCCACGGTGATGACGTAGCCGTGCTCACCCTCAAGCCAACCGCCGCCTATTCCGCGTTGCAAGGCGTAGCTGGTCGGGCGCTCGGCCAGAAGGAACTCGCCGAATGGCTGGAGGACTGGCTGCCCAACCTGGAAGCGCAAGACGGCGAGGCGACTCTGCCGATGCTGCAGGCCATCAACGCTGTGCGCCGCATGGTCATCAAGGCTACCAGCCAGCGCGACAGCAACGTGGGCGACTTCTCCGCCAGCCGCTCGGCCATGGACGAGATCGAGGCCAAGAGCCAGGACACCCTGCCCTCCGCCTTCATCTTCACCACCGTGCCGTTCGAAGGGCTGGACGTGGCAGATATCAAGCTGCGCCTGTCCGTCATCACCGGCCGCGACGAACCACTCCTGAAACTCCGGTGGGTCGGGGAGGAGGCCCAGCGCGAAGCCTTCGCCCGCGAGTTCAAGGACGTGCTCGAGCAGGAGGTCGGCGGCCTGGTGCCGCTCACCATCGGCACCTTCTCTCTCGGCAAGTAACAGCAACCACCACCCGCCGGCCTCACCAGCCGGCGGGCTCAAACGGGACACAGCACATGAACTTCACCACCATTCAGATCATCGCCTTCATCGGCGCAGTCGCAGGCATGCCCATCGTGTTCGGCCTCGGCTTCTATGAGGGCCTGCGCAAGGGCAAGCGCGAAGCCTTCGACATCGGCTACCAGCGCGGCCTGCACGCACACCGCCATGAACTCACGCAGGCGCGCCGCGAGGTAGCCGAAGCCAAGCACAGCCTCACCATCAGCCGCCTCAACGCCGCCCAGGCACTCGAAGCCACTACCGTTGAGCTGGACGAGTGCCGCGCCAAGCTCGCCAACCTGCAAACCCGCGTCATCACCGAAGACGACGCCAACCAGCTCGTCGCCATGGCGGACAAACTCAGCCTCGCCGCCGACACCTTCGCTGGCCTCGGCTCGCACGACCAGGCCACCGCCGCCCGCAAACTCTCCACCAGCGCCCGCGCCCTGTTCGACCGCTACTGGCAAACCCTGCCGGTGATGGAAGTGGAGGTAATGGCATGAACAACGCCATCCACTTCGTGCTCGACCTCGAAACCATGAGCACCGCACCCAACGCTGCGATCGCTGCCATCGGCTGCGTCCGCGTGCAACAGGGCGAGATCATCGACGAGTTCTACGAGCGCGTTGACCTCGAATCCTCTCGCGCTATGGGCGGCGAGATCGACACACCCACCCTGCAATGGTGGCTCAAGCAGTCGCGCGAAGCCCGCCAGGAAGTCAGCGGCGAGCTGGCCAGCCTTCCCATCACCACGGCCCTCAGCAAACTCACCGAATTCATGCACCGCGGCGGCCTCTCCGATGACCAGCCGCTGGTATGGGGCAATGGCAGCAGCTTCGACAACGTCATCCTCGGCACCGCCTACCAGCGCGCAGGCATTCCTATGCCTTGGAAGTTCTGGAATGACCGGGACCTGCGGACGTTGCTGGCACTGCACCCCCACGTGAAGCAAGCCATCACCTTCGAAGGTACCAAGCACCACGCCCTCCACGACGCACGCCATGAGGCCCGGCAGCTGATTGCCGCTATCGAGGCCCATGCCGCCGTGACCGCCGAGCGGGACAGGCTGCGGGATGATGCTGAGCGGCTGGAGTTCATCGAAAAGCACTGGTTCTACGAAGAAGAAAGCGGGCGATGGGCGTTCATGTATGGCGAGGACTGGAATAAGCAGGGACTGACATTCCGTGATGCCATCGATGCAGCCCGAGCCGCCGTGGCTGCGAAGGAGGCGTGAATGAACAACATCTTCCGCCTCCACCCCCAACCGGCGTTCAACTTCAACGGCCTGGTCATCGACAACTTCGCCGGTGGCGGCGGTGCCTCCACGGGCATCGAGCTGGGCCTTGGCCGCCCCGTCGACATCGCCGTCAACCACGACCCCGAAGCCGTGGCCATGCACGACATCAACCACCCGCACACCAAGCACTTCTGCGAATCAGTCTGGGAGGTCGACCCGCGCGTTGTCGTCGGCGGGCGCCCGGTCGATCTCTGCTGGTTCTCACCCGACTGCAAGCACTTCAGCAAGGCCAAGGGCGGCGCCCCGGTGAAGAAGGAGATCCGCGGCCTCGCCTGGGTCGCCATCCGCTACGCCGCCACGGTCAAGCCGAAGGTCATCATGCTGGAGAACGTCGAGGAGTTCGTGACGTGGGGGCCGCTGGCCACCGATGGCCGCCCCTGCCCGAAGAACAAAGGCCGCACCTTCACCAGCTTCGTGAACGCACTTCGCCGCCTCGGCTACCAGGTGGACTGGCGCGAACTGCGCGCCTGCGACTACGGCGCACCGACCATCCGCAAGCGCCTATTCCTCATCGCCCGTTGTGACGGCCAACCCATCGTCTGGCCAGAGCCCACCCATGGCGACCCGGCGAGCGAGGCAGTCAAGGCCAAGCGATTGAAGCCTTGGCGCACCGCCGCTGAGATCATCGATTGGTCACTGCCCTGCCCTTCGATCTTCACCCGCAAGAAGCCACTGGCCGAGAACACCCTGCGCCGTATCGCTCGGGGCGTTCAGCGCTATGTGCTGGAATCGGCCGCACCGTTCATCATCAACACGCGAAACGGCGAGCGGGCCGGACAGAAGCCGCGCACCGCGAGCATTGGACAACCGCTGTGGACGGTGACAGCGCTTGGCTCGCAGCAGGCTCTCATCGCTCCCGTGATCACCAAGTTCCGGTCGAACGACCGCGGCTCATCGGTCGAAGCACCGTTGGCAACGGTCACCGCGAACAGTTTCATCAAGAAGCCAGGTGGCGCCGCACCGATCGGAGTTGTCGCCGCCTTCCTCGCCAAACATTACGGCGGCAACTACACCGGCCCGGGCAGCAGCCTGGAAAGCCCGCTGCCAACCGCAACCACCGTCGACCACAACGCACTGGTGACCAGCCACCTGGTGAAGCTGCGCAACAACTGCATCGGTCAGGACGCACGCGAGCCGATCCATACCCTCACCACTGGCGGGCATATGGGCGAAGTTCGCGCGTTTCTGCTCAAGTACTACGAGACGGCCGTCGGCCAGCCGCTCACTGATCCACTGCATACCGTCACCACCAAGCACCGCATGGGCCTGGTGATGGTCAAGGGCGAGCCCTACCAGATCGTCGACATCGGCATGCGCATGCTCGAGCCGCACGAGCTCTTCGCCGCTCAGGGCTTCCCGGCCGACTACATCCACGACCGCACCGCCGGCGGCAAGAAGCTCAGCAAAGCAGCTCAAGTCCGCATGTGCGGCAACAGCGTCTGCCCACCAGTAGCCGCCGCCCTCGTCCGCGCCAACCTCAGCGCGCAGCAGCTCGGGGAGGATGCGGCATGACCTACTCCATCTTCTTCACCACGGAAATGCCCAACGATACCGCCCAGGTCAGCGGGCGCCTACCACGCAAGCCGCAGCGCTGGACGATGCAATGGCTGGTCAAGACGCCGGACGGCAAGACCCACGTTGAAAACTCCCGCACCATCCAGCGCGCCACCTATGCCGAGGTCAACGCGATCATGGGCGCCATCATCGACGAAATCAAAGCCGAGATCGGCGAGCTCGCCACGTTCATCAGCTACCGCCTGACCTGCCACGGCGGCACGAAGAAGCATCGCAAGGGAGGGAAGCGCCGTGGTCGCGCTTGAAGGATACCTGCGCGAGGAGCAGGTGCTGGAGGTCACAACCCTGTCCCACGCCACGCTCTGGCGCGAGATCAAGGCCGGCCGCTTCCCGAAACAGGTCCGGCTTTCGCCGGGCCGCGTCGGGTGGCGGGCATCCGATCTGCGCCTTTGGCTGGAGGACCCCGCGGGGTGGCATCTCGGTAACCAGCACCAAGCCGCCTAACGGCAATCGCCTGTTGTCGAAAAAAGATAATCTTTACCTTCCGATGCGTTGACAAGCGTAGCCGAGGTGCGGATATGCTAGCCGGCACGGTAACTCGAAGGTTTCGATTGCTTGGATTCGATCGTTTCTCTAGAATTCGGCACCGGTTTTTTTGAGCAGGATGGTGCATTGGACGCTGAAGCCAATCTGGGCGCTGACCACGAAGATGTTGAGCAACTGCCAAAGCTCAAACTGGAATTGCAGGATGTGATTTCGGCTGAAACGGTGAACCCTATCATCGAGGTCCTTCGAAAGGCGAATGATGGCGATCTGATCGAGATCCACCTCCGCCATAACGCAGGCGGGAATGTTGATCGGATGGTAGCGCTGATTGAGGCGCTGAACTCTACGGCAGCTCAAGTAGAGATTACGTTTAGCCGCTATGTGATGAGTGCCGCCGCCACGATTTGGCTGTGGTTCTTCATGAGAGAGACAAACCGGGTGAAATCGCTATTCCCAAAAAAGAAGGGAGTTGTGATGTACCACCGGCCACGCAGGCAGAGAGGAGGTTATCTTTGTTTCTGCGATGAGATGGCGGCTGATCACCCGCTGCGCGAGCCTCTGCAAGAGAAGATGCGGATGTTCGATGAGCTGTTCGAAGAGGTCTTCGACCTAATGTGCCGAAACAGCGCGCTGCAGGAGAGTCAACCTGAATTAAAAGCTGAGCTTCATAGCGAAGAAGATCAGCTAATGTACAAGCATAGCCTGCACAGAATGCGGGACGCTTACTACGGGAACCAAGACTGCCTGATTCCCGTCTAAATGGTGAGAGTATCAATGGAGTGGGGAATAGGCGTATGACTTTTAGATCACTGCGTCATATAGAGCCGTTAACTGATGCCCAGCGTCAGGAGAATGCCGAAAAAACTCGCAAATCGCTTGAATCGTACAAGCGAGCTGCGCGCGATATTCAAGAGATTTGCGCGAGCAGAGGCATGGACGAGCCGGTAATCGTCGCTAAGACAGCCTGAGAAAACGAAAAGCCCCGCATGCGGGGCTTTTCTTTGCCTATTCAACGATTCCCGCCACATCTACAAGCCAGGTAGCCCAATCCTCGAGGCCCTGGCTTTTTTCTTTCAGGTAGTCGTAGCGGTCATAGTGCTTAGACGAAACATCGCTGAACGCATGCCCCTGGATGCGATCGCGCAGTTCCTTGCTGATACCCGCCACGCCCATCAGGGTTTTGCAGGTTCGCCGCAGGTCGCGCAGCGTGAATGGCGTCTTGAACGTGTCCGGGTGCCGCGCGCATAGCTTCGTCACCGCCCGCGACACGGACTGCACGTTGATCGATTTGTTCTTGTACCGACCCATGAACGGAAAAGCCTCTTCGCCGGAGATCGGTTTCAGCCGCTCCAGGCAGGCGCGGCTCAGGCCGTTGAACGGCACCACGTGAATCTCCCGCTCGCCTTCTACACCCTTCTTGCTGCGGATCATGTAGTAGTCGTCGCGATACATGGTGCGGTCTGAAGCCACCACCTGCTCCGGCCGCTGCCCGCCGCTGGCGATCAGGAACTTGATCAGCTCCGCGGTGACCAGGCTCAGCTCCTCGGGCAGCAGGTTCCACAGCGCCGCCAGCTCTTCCTTGCTCAGCACGCGCTGGCCGGGGCGCTCCCAATCGCCCTGCACGGGAATGCTCGCCACCGGGTTATAGGTCAACCCGAAGCGCACCTTCGACTTGAGGTAGTCCCGCGGGTTGTATTCCTGGTTGAGTCCGTGCTGGAAGGCCGCATGCAGCTGCGACCGCACCCGGTTGCAATAGGTGGTCACCTTCGCCTTGATCATCGCGGAGATAACGTCGCGGATATCCCCAGGCTCGATTGCGCTGGCCAGCTTCTTCACCAGGTGCGGGAACGGCTCAGAGACATAGTGCTTGAGCGACCATTCCACGTTGCCGGCCGAGGCCGCGCCTTCGGCTTTCAGCTTGGCCACATACGAATCGATCAGGTTCTGCAGCGTGCCCTCAGCTTCACTCTGCGGCGAGGCACCCTTGCACTTGTCCCGGGCGACGGTGAGAGACATCGTCGGCCACACGCCGAGCTTTCGTTGCTTCTTCTTGCCGGCCACGAACCACTGGTAGTAGAACTCCTTCGTGCCGTTGGCGCGAACCTTCAGCAGCAGCACCCCTTCCCCACGCGCACCGCGCCCATCGGACATGACGTAGTCGCGGTTTTCTGGCTTGAGCGAACGGATCTGCTTTTCGGTTAGCAT